GTTGCACCATTTTCTGTAGTTACTTCTATCCATCCGATTTGAGCCATGTCAGAACCATTAACTGAATATGTATCTTTTAAAATAATTGGATTATTTTCAAAGATGTAATCAGCAGCCTCTAAAGAACCAACCATTCCTAGTGACCCCTTTTTAAACTCTGAACCATAAATGAATACCGTACACTGAGCTGCAGCTACACCTGCCGGTGCTACTGCCAAACCTGTATTTTCATAAAACGCAACAGTGAATTGGTCATTTACTAAATCAACATTAGTAACAATTGCTTTGTTACTTCCTGCACCATTATTAAATGTAATCATAACTGTTTGTCCTACTCTTACAGAAATACCATTATTTGCATCATATGCCGTACCTGCTGCTGTACTACCAATTGTAGTTTGAGCACCCGATGCCGGATATGCACTGTCATTTACTTGCAGAATTGCTGTTGGGTCTCCCGCAGCAGCACCACCACCACTATCTATACCTACTCGTGTATACTTAGTGTGTAGCCTTCCTTGCTCTGCCCATTTTATTTGGTCAGATATGCAAGGCATTTCTGCACCTACTAATCTTAAAAATGATGATATGGTACGATTACCATATCTTTCAAATTCTTTCTCATATGTATCAGGTAGATACTGAGTCAAGAAATTGAAGTCTGTTATATAATTTGTCGCCAATGGCACTTGACTACTACTAGGAGTTAAGTCAAACCCTGGCGTTGCTAAAACTGAACCTGCCATTATTTCTAATTTTTAATTTTTTATTTTCTTTTAATACTCTTAATTTTTAACCCTCTCCCTGAGTCTTGACTCAAAGAACGAATTTGCATTCCTCCCTTATTAACTACTTCAGGTGTTTTACGCTCACTCATATTTATATTTTTAGTTTTACGCATCACATCTTCAGTCGCTTGAGATTTACCTTGCTCATAAAAGAACTTAGCAAACTTCTCAGGATTCATTGCTAGTGCCAAAGCTCGATGGTATCCTACAGCGTCACTTATCGCACCATCTTCACCTATGTACTTATTTACAAAGTTCATTGGTGTAGATTGAGCTTTTTTAAGCTCTTCTGCTGTTCCCGGAGAATAAGTAATATTGGTATCACCTAAAGAAAATTCAAAACCTTTGAACTCTGTGTTAAAAATAGAATTTGTTTTTTCTTCAAAAACTCTTCTTCTTCTAGCACTCTCCTCGTTTTCACTTCTAGCTTTCGCTATAGATTGCTCATAAGCTTTTATTTTTTCTAAATCAGCTTCAGGAATGGCAGCCGTACTTGACTCAAGGGGTTGCTTGAAATACTCCTTTTGCTTATTAAAATATTTTTTTGCCTCAGCAATCTTTCTTTTCTTTGCTAACTTAGTTTTTTTGATAGTAGCTTCATCATCGATATCATCATCAAAATGATAATCTGCCATCATGTCTTCTATATCTTCTCTATCTAAACCCTCTTCGGTTTCAGTTAGATACTCTCGTAGCAATTTGTCAGAATCATAATCTTCAAAGTTTCTGTTAAGCTTAACATAATCTTCAAAGCCACGACCTGTGTCTTTTTTATACTTTAAATAGGCAGATACATCTTCGGGTAGAGGGTTTTCTTCTCTCTCTCTAAATAACTCATCTACTGAAGTTATCTCCTTATTATGCTTTTCTTTTAAGTATGAAACAATATCTTCATCACTTAATTTTCTTTCTTCTACTACAGGAACTTCTTGTTCCACTTTTTTCTCTTCTACCTGTGCAGTTTCTGCTACAGGCTCTGATGTTTTTTGTTCTTGAACAGCATTCTCTTGTTGTTCATGCTTATCCAAAAGCTCTTGTTCTTGTTGCGACTGTGATTTTTCTTGCCCATCGCCTAAGGCTCTTACTTTTATTTCCATTAGATTAAATTTTTATACAAAGTTAATAATTTTTTTAATACAGATTTAGACAAATCTTTTTGTTACTTTACCTGCTTTAGTATTAGACACAAACTGCTTGCCTGTTCTTCCTTCTCTTTTCTTTTTACGAGCTGTTTTTGCCCTTTCAGCTTTTGACATTGATATTGCTTTTTTATAAGGCAAGCACCGGTCAGGATTCTTTTTGTTTTTACTTGTACCACACGCACCCTTAATAGAACCATCTGTTCCTATTCTAACCCACTTTTGTTCTCTCCATTTTTTTAGCTCTCCCATTTATTTACTTTTACTTTTTTTATGAATCTTTCTAATCATCTCTTTACCCTTTTTAAAAATACTTGCTATTCTTTTTTTGCCCATAACTTTAGCTCGTTGCTCAGCCACGGTTAATATTTGTATTTTTCTAGCAAAAGGCTTTGAAATATTTTTAACCTTTCTAACAGTTTGATTTGCATCACTAATAGTAGCAAACTTTATACCAACTGTATCTTTTGGATTTTCATCAGTATACAATCTTCTGCCAGAACCCTTAGGCTTCTTGCCTGTACCAACCTTAGGGTCTCTACTTTTTCTTGCCATTTATTTTTTTTAGCATTGCATCAATTCGCTTAGCTTGACCTTTGTGCATAGCTGAAGCTTTTTTCAATTCACTAGATATTTGTTTTAGTTGTTTCTTGTCCATCATAATTATTTTCTTTTATCTTTTTTAGCATAGTTAGGGTCTTTACAATACTTACTTGCACCCATGGCTGCATAAGCAGACCATTTACCATATTTTTTCATAGCCCAAGCTTTTCCTGCAGGGCAAATTTTATTACCTGTTTTCTTTTTTGTTCTTGCCATATTATCTTGGGTCAAACTCAGCTAAATCAAAACCATCTAAACTATCCTCATTTGACTCAAAGTTTTTAGGAGGTAAGTTGTTTTTTCTTTGATTAATTAGTTGACTCTGCTGAGTATTTTGTTGATTAATTCTTTGGGACTTTGCATCTTCTCTCTGCAGCTCTCTTTGAGATAATGCAGCTTCAGACATTCCCCTTAACTGTTGATTAAACTGAAACTCTTTATCCATCAACATAGATTTTAATTGAGCTTCTTGTTTCATTTTTTCTATTTCAAAAGCAATCTCTGATTGTTTTATTTGCATCTTTATCTGACCTTCCGCCTGTATTTTTTGCATAGCCGTTTGAGCTGCCATTTGTTGTGACTGCTGATTTATCTGTGCTTGCTGTTGAGCTTGAGCAGATTTCATTTGCATGTCAGCCTTTTGCTTTTGCTTTCTTTTTAATTTTAAAAGTTGATTAGCTAATTTTAAATTTCTAATCTCTCTAATATCTATTGCATCCTCAAGATTTATATCTTGTTTATTTAAAGCCATTTGAATGTTTTGTTCTAGCTTAGCCTTTTCTTCTTCATCAGGTGCAACCTCAATAAATATACCGAAATCATATATATACAGCTCTTTACTGTCTTCTAAAATAGCAACATTATACTTTCCTATTTGATTTATAAAGTTTTCTTTAAAATCAGAATATTCTATTATGTCAGCAACGCGATATGATAATGCTTCTGCCAAACTTCTATATATAAACAAACTGCCATCTAAAATATGTCTTGTAGCTGTATTGGAATTTAAAGCTGCTAATTTTTGAACGCCTACTAATGCATTCGGGTCAGGAGTTGTTCCATCTCTAGCTTCATTTAATCCTGTCACACTTCTAATCATATTTAAATAATGATTATAGTTTCCTATAAGCATTTGAGTTTTGCTTGCACCCGAGTTAGAGTTTAGCTGAGTTATTGGAACACGAGCCTGATTAAAGTCACCATCTTGAGTGTAACTTCTCCCTATTACACTACCTGTTTGAAAATACAATCTCAAAGCATCCTCAGGATTGTAGGCATTACCCGTTCCTAAGTCAACTTCATTTAATCCATCAGCATCTATAAAGACACCATCCGGAACAACTCTCGATATTACCTGTTGTAATTTAAGATGTGTTATTTGTATTAAATCAGCAAAAGGTATCATTCTTCTAACCAAAGACTCTATAACACCCTTATACATTCTAGGAGCAACAGCCACATAGTTTGGTATTGCATATTGATTAGCAGATTTTGGTCTAACCATATTCTCAGCCATTTTCCATTTTAGAATAATATTAGTACCCATAACCATAACCCCCTCATACCACACATCAATCGTTTTCTCTATTTTTTCAAACTTACCCTCTTTCATCATTTCTTCAGGTGGATTAAATTGGTCATCCTTTTCAATCATCCTAGAGTTACCGGCATCATCAGTTATTTTTTTCTTATATACTATTTTATTAGTAGTCTTATAATTAAAATATAAAAGAGTACATGTGTCTCTATAAAACAAACTATTTTGATAATACTGTGCAGTATTAAAATAATCATACCAACTTTGACTATACTTAGATATCTCTTCTAAATCTTCATTTGTTAGAGTGGGGTCAATTTTCATTAACTCTGTAATAGGTAAAGTTTTTATTTCTCCCCAATAAAAACAATCCTTAAAGTGAGGGTCTTCAGTATAACTATACACCACATTAGCAGGGTCTACATAACTAATCTTAACACCTGAGCCTGGTAAAAACTCATGCTTTGCCATAGCCACCCCTAGAACTGTTAAATCATAATCAAACCTTTTTCTTAAATCAACATACTTATTATTTTCAAATAAAGTGTCAATAGCTTCTTCTTGTGCTAACTCAATAGCAGGTTTGTAATTCATTTGCATAAATAAAGCTAACTCTTCATCAGACTCGGGAAGTTGGTCGGGTTCAACAGTAAAAGGGTCGAATCCCATTTTTTTAATATCTTCAAGCATCGGTCTAGCAGCCATCTGACCTTCAATCATGCTTTGATATTTACTACGCTTAGATTGTGATAAAGCATCTTGTGCATAAGCATTTACTTTAAACAACCTGTCAGCCATACCGTTTACAACAATATCAACAAATTTAGGAAGTATGGGAACAGGTGTCCAATCTAAATTTAAATAAGACAAGTCTCCATCAATAGCTAATTCATTTTTATATTTAGCGATTGACTGTTCTCCTCTTGCGTATAGTCTTAATCTATTATACTCACCCCACTGATTATAGAATCTGCATCTATTACTATCTTTTCTAAACCACTCATACTGTATAGCTTGACCTATCTTTAATCCATATTCTTCGGTGGCTTTTTCTGCGTCTGAAACAAATTGACTAGGAAACTCTTGAGAATTGATACTTATTTTAACATCTTTCATCTTTTTAATTCGCTTATTATTCCACGGTTATTATACCTTGCAAAGTTAATACTTATTTTTGATTGTTTTTTTTCAGGGGTGTATAAATGCCTTTGTGTAGCCATTATAGCTAGTCCTGAACTAATTGTTGCGTCAAACTTTGTTCGATTGTTAATATCAAACTTTGCCCAATCCTCTAGTGTTCTGGTAAATATCATTGAGCCTATTATATCATCATCTCTATATGTTTGTGTCAAATCAAAGCCTACATGTTTTTCTATATATGATTCAATAGCCGCAGCATGAGCTTGTTTTACATCTTCTGAACTGTTTGGTATACCACCCAACTCTTTTTCTGATTTTGAAAGTTTAATATAATTTTTATCAGGTCTATTCATTGAATATCCTCTATAGCCCCTGTTCTTAAAATGATACAATAATCGAGGCTTGTTATTCTCAACTAGAATGGGCATTCCATAAAAAACACACGCCATCAGAACTTCTTCAAAAAATATTTCTGCAGTTTGAGGTCTCGCTACATATTCTAAAAAAAACTCGTTAGATGGTGCTTTCTCCATATTAAATTTAGTCACTCCATGCAAAGCTCCATTAGAACCGCCACCCCCTACTGTTCCTGATATGTCATAGGAGTCACATCCAAAAGCTCCTAAATGCTCATTGCCTGGATACTTGATTCCTCTCTTATCAATAGAATTGTTTTGCAAAGCAGCTTCAGGTATCCAAGATATTTTAAATCTGCCACTAGGATTAGGTGTCCATATAACTTTTGAGTCTTTTATTCCATCCTTCCAACTAAAGCTACCTCTAGTCACATGTTGTTCTATTATTAAAGAATCATTATAATCTATTTGTTGATATATTTTTGTTAAGTTAAAAATAGAAGCTTTACTCTCATCCCTAAAAGCATGTGATTCAGTTCTAGGAAACTGACGATAAAATTCATTCAAAGCATCTGCATCATTTTTTAAAGACTCTACTTCAGCCTCCCAATAATTTATTGCACCATTATATATCATTTCTTTATCAACTCCTAACACCTCTTGCTTTGGCTTATCTAAAACAGGTGCACCATATATATCAATAAAACCCTCCATGTTCCACTCCATAGGAATAAAGAGAGAATACATTCCGCTTTTTGTTTGACCATTAGCATTTCTGTTTTCTACATTTGAATCTTCAAATAATTTTTTAAAATTACTACCACCCTTATCTAGTGAATTAGAAGTAGAACCCATCAAGCATTTACCAATAATCTTACTACCTAATCTTAGACATGTTTTTGTAACTCTCCAATTGTTTAAAATATTATTAGGCTTTGACCACTTGCCACTCTCATCATGTACTAACAGCAAAAGTTTTTCACCATCATATGAGTTGTCATCAGTGTTCTTCCAATCGATAGTGGTATCTAATCCATATAGCTCATCATTAGCAACATCATACATATTTTTTTTTGTAATTTTTGATGCAGGAACTCTAAAGGCTAACTCTGTTTTTGGTTTGTCCATACCATCTTGTATAGGTTTAAAAAAGAATGGCAACCGAGTAGATATAGGAACTACTTTGTCTGTAAACATTTTTTTAGCATCAGAACCTGTCTTTGACAATATGCCTACTCGGGAATCTTTTGCTAAAGTACCCGTGTTTACACATTCAGAAGAGCCCATGTATGAAAAGCCTGACCTTCTAATTTTTAAATATATCATTCCAAAACAACGACTATCAGCTCTGCATGCTTCCCAAAAAATAAAAAATATTCTGTTAGCTTCTCTATAATCAGGATATCCCACATCAATACTTGTCCATTGTAAATACATATAGTGTGACCCTGTTATGTAAGTAGGCTTGCCATTGTTCATAAACCAAAAGCCATCTTCTCTTTTGTCAAACTCATTTTCAATATAGTCAACCCATCTGGACTTAAACTCTTTTGGAGCATCATTCCACTGAAAGATTGACTGTATCTTCGAAAGACTTTTAGGAAGCTCAGCTCTTTCCCAATATTGTTCTGTAGTCTTGGCACTACGGCTGAAGCATTTTTTTGGAGATAGTGGCAGTCCTATATTTAATCCTGAAACATTTATAACCTCACCTACCTGTCCGGTTTTTGATATGTTAACAAAGTCATATTTTGTATTATATCCATACCGCCAAGTTCGTCCTCTATTTTTATTAGTAAGAACTCTTTTGGGGATATAGTTATCTAAAACTTTATATAGTTTACTTTGAGCGTCTTTCTGCAAAACCTTGTTTAGTATCTAAGTTAATATTTGAACCCAATGCTTTTAAACTCTCCTCCTCATTATCGATTCTATTTAATATTTCAAATGCATCAAATATGGCAAGTTTTTTTGTTGCGGCTGCATTTTTTAATCTATCAGCAGCCAACTCATCTTCGGGGTCAGGTTTAATTATTTCTTCTTTTGCAACTTTAATTAGTTGTCTCACCGCTTTTCTTCCTGCCTCAATAATCTGTTTCTTTAGTTCTTTTGAATCCATCTTTTTTTCGATTATATTTTTTTTTGCTTTTATGAACCTTAGGCTTTGTGTGTTTCCAAAAATCCTTTACATCAATTTTTTTCCACTCAAACTTATCACTCATAACTTTAACGTTATTTGATGGTCATATATACGATATAGTAATTCACCATCTACATAGAACTCATATTCACTATCTGGATTAAAAGCCACTCTATCTCCATTTTTTATTCCTTGTGACTTTAAATATGTATTAGCATATTTCATTTTACCTATTAGTGGCTCATATTTACAATTCTTTTGAATGTACATGTTTTGTTCTACAGGCAATGGCTTTACAAAACAATACCTATCATATGTTTTCCACTCTCCTTTATTTTTATACAAAAAAAACTGTTCACTGTCAATCAAAAAAATATCGTCTTTAAAAAAACTTCTACCACTCTTTTGTCTACCATACATGTCATTATAATATTTAAAAACATTATGATGAACTAATAGTGTGTCTCCTTTTTCGATAGGACCTTCGTAGCCTAAAGGTGTTTCAATAACAATAGCTTCACGATTAGAAAACTTATGGTCTTCTTGTGAAGAGCTAACAACAAACTCTACTCCACCTATTTCTTTTGTATTAGAATATCTTTTATTGCCCTT